TGGATCAAGTCCTTGCTGTGCATCGCTAACGCCTGTACGTTTAGCCTGAACTGCATCCAAGTATTCCAGCATTGGCATGGCTTGACCGAATGTACTCTGAACCGTTAACGGAACCAGAGCATTAGGGTTCTTGATACGGATAATTCCACCCGGAGTAGCATTGAGCAAGTCATCCATGTTGACCTGACCATCTACCGCACCAACTCGATTGTTGTTAGTTAGATACAGATTGTCTAAGCTCTGACGTGTAATCGTGGACTTCTGTAGCTGAATATCCATCGTCCGATCTGCCAGACTTTGCCCAAAAAATTTGTGCGGTACAGGTATAGGACAGATACTGTGAAATGGAACATAGTCTGTTTCCTCATCTTCCAATATCTCAGAGCCGCAATAGACAATACGCCTCAATTCAGCGATACCGTCATCATCTTCATCAATACGGATATAGCACTCGTATACCTCTAGCACCTGCATAGAGAAATCTAGAGACGTATTCTGATCCGGCTGTTCACCATTTGGGAAGCGAGCAATACGTTCAGCATTGAACTCAAGATCGTTATAAGTTGGCAGATCGTCAACTGTATCCTGATCGTAGCCAATAGCAATCAACTCTGAACGAGTCATCAAGCGACGATGCGCTACGAAACTAGCTTGGTCAATAGTCTTAGCTGACTTGGAGATAAGGAATTCTTCAGGAGGCACGTTCTCAATACGAACCTGACCTGTCTCTTTAATGCGCTGTACCTGCACTTCAAACTTAGGGATTTGTATGACATTACCCATCATGTCCGACATTTCCGTATATTCTATTTTCTGTTTGGTAACTTTTAGAGTCTGATCCGATAACAACAGAGCCAGTTCATCCTCTGACAGATTTTGGTATTCTTCCTTCGTTACGTCTGTAGACTGATCCCAATATGACTTAACTACGCCCACCTTTTGCAGTAGAGCATCTTTAAACCAGTTGTGAAGGATAAGCATCCCATCATTGTCACGATAGAAAGCCCAGTTACAGTAATCCGTAGCCTGTCTAGCTGATTCCTCATCTTTCGGACCACGAGGCTCAAAATAGACAATATCTTCGGTAGTCGTAAATACACGCATTAACTGTGGCAATGCACCATCGATAGCCTCAGCTACCTCACCAGTTACGATCTGGCTGCGACCTTCCTGCTCATTACCGTAGGGATAGCGTAAGTAATACTCTAGTGCCCTCTTACGATCTTCGGTAGTCTCGGTATCAAGATAGCCAATAGAGTTATCTATTTCGTTCTCAATAATACCTTTTACTTTGCCTTCGTCCATCATATGCGTTTCCTCTTAGGATTTTCGCAATTATACAATCCATTTTGTGTTAATGGGCAATTCTGACTGCCATGAACTATCGTCTTGGTCAAGGCTTATTGCTAAGTACCTAAATGCGTCTGCTGCATGGCTAGACCAATCGTGTAATGGCTTGTCGTAGAACACTTGCTGTCTCTCGTTGTACTCTCTACGGTAGTTCCTAAGCGCATCTAAGCCTTGCTTAGTCTTATGATCGAACCAGCATTGCGGCAATAGCCTTCTAACGGCTTGTATACCGTCTGCAATACTTAATCTTGGTGCAACTGTTATATCCAATCCAGCTTCCTGCAAAACCTCTTTACGGCTCTTTCCTGTGCCTAGCTCTCTTACTTCCACATCGTGAGGAAGGAATTGCGTGAAGCCTTCGTAGTCGTTATCTTTGAGCCAGCGTACATAGTAGTCCAGACCGACTCCGTGGTTCTCCGTAAAATCAATGAGACGTACTTCTTTTCCAACCACCTGAGCAACCCACAGAGAAGTAGAATCGCTAATCCCCAAATCCCAAGCAACATAAGACTTACATAAGTCATCAGGCTCGATAGTGGTGATCCGGTTCTTCGCCTCAAGATCGTTGATAATCTGCCCATAATAGCTACCCTCTACGGCTGCGTCAAAGCTACACTCAAACTCTTGATTGTACTTATCATCGCCCATTTCCTTACGAGCAGCCCAAAGCTCCTTCTCAGCAATGATGCCTGTCTGACTAGCTTTAAACTCTAGTAATGCCCAACCTTCAGCAGTCTTAGCCCTGTCTCTGAACTCTGCAAAATGGTTGCGTCCTTTGGGCGTACCAATGAATAAGCACCACGTAGGAGCCTCGTCTGTATTCCTGTCAGCTAGTGCAGGACGTATAACCTCATTCCATATCTTAGGGTTTTGATCGCCTATCTCGTCAAGGATAACGCCATCGAAATACTGCCCACGCAAGCTATCAGCATTATCAGAGCCGTACAAACTAATGCGCCTACCCCAAAAGTCAACTCTAAGCTCGCTGATATTAGCCACAGCCCCAAGAGGACGAGTAAATTCCAGCAGGTAATCCCAAGCCACGCGTTTCGATTGAGCATAAGTAGGAGCTATGTAAGCAAATCTAGGGTTAGGTTTCTGGCACTCAATTGCAGCCTTTATAGCGTGATTCAACGCACACATAGTCTTCCCCATACGACGATGTGCAACCACTACTGTAAACCTGTGCTTGTCTATAGCCTCATGAATCAGCCTTTGCTGCTCACGTGGCTTATAAGCGATCTCGATTACTTCTGCCATGTAACCACGTGCTGCTGAGGAGCACCATCAACGCCACTTATTTCAGTCCTTGCCAGCTTAGGTATATGGTATTCACTTAGCTTATTCATTAGATCAAGTGCCTTATAAGGATCGTCTTGAGCCACTTCATTAAGCCATCTGTCCATATTAGGAGCATTGCGCTCTAGTAGGTTAGCAATAGCCTCTCTTACTACGGCTGTTGACTTATTAACTGCTCCTTTAGGTCTACCCTTACCTGCATTAGTTAATGTAGGGTAATTTTCAGGACTTTCTTGCTCTATTTTGCTGTCTTGTATTTCCATTTTTGCATTATCCTCTGGATGTCATGCTTACTTACGTTTCTCTTTCTTAGGCATCTCTACATTAGTACCTGCAAGCAATCCGAATGGAATTCCTGCGGCTAATATGTCTGGTGAATTTATCTTTGCCGGATCAAATTTAGCAAACTTAGACCTTATCTGTGCAGGATCAAACACTACTCCTACATCAACTAACTTAGCTGTACCTGCACCCGGATCATAAGTATTTCTTAAAATCAATGCATCATGCCCACCAGCTTTAGCTTTTTGTACTAAATCACTATAAGTCTGATCTCTATATGCATTACCTTTAAAGTCATACATCATTGGATTTTTATAGCGCAATGATATTGGCATTACATTAGCACCACTTTGAGCATCAGCAGCCAATCTTTCAGCTACAGCAGACCTAAATGTGTCAATAGACTTAATTGCTTGTTCTCCACCAGCTTTACCAATTAATGATTTTCTAATTTCACTTATCTTAGCAGGATCATTAAACCATCCGTAAGGCAATGTTGATGCTGTCTTTTCACCACCAGAACCATAAGCATCTTGAATTGATATTTTTAATGCTTTACTAACATCATTAAGCATTTGATCTCTAGTCTCTCCATGCTTTGCCACTAATGTTTGACCTTCATTTAGTCTTTTCAATGCAAATTGCTCTGCTATAGTTTGCTGCTTTTCATATTCAGCCCAATTGCCTTGCTTTTCTGCAATTGAAGCCTTACGCATTGCTTCTCTATATTCCCTGTCTCCACCAATCTGAGCATAGCCAGATGCAGTATGCGCCCCATGACCTTCCATAGAAACACGATTCAATGCAGCTATTTGTTCGTCAGTCTTACCTAACTTTTTAAGAAACTCTATAGATTTAGGATCAGTTGATTTCTGCGTTAATTCAACAGGAGGAGCAATAGGATCACGAGCAAAAAAGAATCCTTGCTTTGCGCTGTTAGCACCTGTAGCCTCACCTAATAAATCTGGTCTAAATTGCTTAACATCTCCAGTAGTACCGTGATACCAGCCAGATTCAAACAAATTTTTAGTTGTTGGCTTACCACCTGTAGTACCTGCAAAACCAGAACCTGCTTGCATTGCTTGCTGACCATACGGACTATTTATCCATGCACCTGATGCCATATCCTGAGCAGTCTTAGGTTCGCCCAATAGACCAACTCCAGCCCTTTGACGAGCCTCACTACCTAACTGAGCAGCAAATTCCTGTGGATTATTCATCAACAAGCCTAAACGAGCCGCTAAAGCCTGTTTTTGCTGGTCTATATAATTCAATCCACTTGCTAGTAATCCGTCAGCCATAAAATGCCTCGTACATATCCGGTCTGTTAGTCTTTATCCACTCTCTTGGTTCTTCATGGCACTTAGCAAAGTCGTTCCCAACCGTCTGACTTCCTGCATGATGAACGTAACCACGACTAACAAAGTGGAAATACCCTGCTTTGCCTAAGTCATGACATATTATATTGTCTGAATACCAATTAGTGCTAGGGAATTGTGCTACATCCCATGCCTCTTTACTTATAGCCGCAAAAATAGGAGCAATGACATCAGTCATCTTGATATGTAACTCGCTCTCCCACTTTAACGCTGAGAATACGTCATCTTCCTCAGCTACTCGTATATTCTGTGCTGGTAGTACGTAATCTGATCTTGCACCTAAGAATCCAACCTTAAATGACTTGCTGACGTACTTGTAATCCGCTTGCATCTTCTCAATAGTATCGGGAGCCAATACTACATCGTCATTAGCAATGATTAGTGAATCGTAATGCCCTGTATTAAAGGCATAGGAGACAATCTGATTATACGCATCTCCGAAATTGGCAGAAATATTTGGTCTGAACACGACTCTATCGTTGCCAAGTCTCTTTCTAACTTCTCCCCACAACTCCAAATTATCTGCACTAATGTAAATTGGCAATTCTCTTGCATATTGATTAATACTTTCCAGTAGCACGTAAATACTCGGACTATTTACAGTAGCGATTACGATTGCTTGCACAAAACCACCTTCATAGAATCTACTGCTCTAGGAGTACGCATAATTTCCTGATCGGGAATGTTTTTGTCCATCAATTCCTGACCAAACTCTGACAGCTTGAACTCCATTGACGATAGGTTAAATCTATCCTGCCACCCTAAATACCAATGCCACTCTGTGTAATATAGCCAGCTATTCTCGTTAAACGCTCTAACGTGGGTAGGGTCTTGCCATGCACCGAGACTTAGCTCATACGGTACGTTAATGTGAAACTCACCACCTACCTCTAGCAAGTCCTTGCAGTTAGTCATTGCAGCCACTAAGTCAGGTATATGCTCTAAAACGTCATTTGCGACGATTGTTTTAAACATTCCCTTTGTTATCTCTACCTTGCCAAATCTAGGACTGTCGATAGTAGTGCCAAACTCAACCTTAGATATATCGCACCACCAATCAGGATTGACTCTAAGCAATATGTCAGCGTTAAAGTATGAATCCTTCCAATCCTTGCCAGAGCCTAGATTTAACGTCTTTGGAATCATTTCTTCTTATTTCTAGCGGATATTGCAGCAGCCTTCTTCTTAGCGTCAGCCTTTGAACTAGCTCCCCATGCCTGTAGGCTTAGAAGCAGTCTAGTAGGTTCACCATTAGGTTTGCGCTCAGGACCATCCATGTTACCCATCCTAGCCAAGAAAGACGCTCTACGTGGGTTATCGCCACTTTTAACAGGAGCCTTTAAGTCAGAGCCGGGGTTAGCAGCCTCATAAGACTTACGACCTTTCTCGTTAAGCCCACCTTTAGGGTTCTTGCCAGCCTTCTTTGTCCATGCCGCAGCCATTATTTCTTCTTAGCTTTCTTAGCAGGTTTAGCAGTCTTAGCCGCAGCCACAAAGTCAGCTTTTGATGGAGCACCCTTAGCGCCTACCTTACGCATCTTCTCTCCGCTACCTTCAGCAATACGTTTTTTCTTTGCTGCAATGTTTGCGTATAGTCCAGTTTTCATTTTGTGCCTTTGGGTTTAGTGTGTGTTAAAACTTGGCTAGTCTTTGTATGCTTTGCACCTGTCATTAAAACTTTACCAACCTTATGGGTAGCCCCAGTATAAAGTTTTCCATTAGGCAAGTAATGTGGTACGCCCTTCATTTCTTAGCCTTGTTCTTAGCTGTACGTTGACCGCGCATAGGCATCTTTGCCTCACTAAGCGCAATGGCTACGGCTTGTTTCTTAGACTTAACTACAGCACCGCCTTTGCCTGAGTGCAATGTGCCATCCTTAAACTCACCCATGACTTTAGCAACCTTCTTAGCTGCTTTCGATTTCTTCATCATTTAGCATTTCCCTAACTTGTTTAAGTAATTCATGCTCAGTCGTTTCGTACTGACGCTCAAAGGCTTTACGTCCCATTCCGTGGTATCCGGTATTCCCCCGATGATGCTCAGGACAAAGCGGTAACGTATCGTAATGCGAACTCCTTACTCCCATCCCCAAGCCTAAACCTCTAACGTGGTGAATCTCAGAAGGAGTCCCTGCATACCCTAGCCTAGTGCAAATTATACAACCTAAATTAGCTACTTTAGACAGGTATTTCTTCTGATCTTTGGTCAATTTGACGCTTTCTCCATAACGATTTAACTGACGATATTGTCTCAGGATGGTTGCATTTTGGACACACATCCACAGGGTCAGCAAATACCATTTCGCAACGTGCCTTTAGTACATCATCAGCATCGCCAATCCAGTTGCAATTATCGCAATAAACTTTATTCATATTTTTGCTCCCTATTAACGTAAATTACATTTAAGTTTGCTACTATTTTCCAAACTTGGAGGCTGCTATGTACGGTATATCTATCGATGGTCAAGATTTCTGGTTTGAGGCTGAAGAAGTTGAACTCATGGAAATGGATGATGATGGTGTCATCTGGAAATACGATAGAGAAGCCGGTGTCTGGATGTACTTTGATGAAGATGCAGAC